CGCGACCAACTCCAGCACAGTAAACGTGAAGGCATCGGAACCGTGCTTATTCCAGGAAAACTGAAGGTATCGTGAGTGATGTTTGCCCTGCCTGAGCAGGCATCGATGACTTTGCCATCTCCCGCCAAAATTGACGGCAGATCCGATATAAAACTTCCCCGTGGGAACGCAGGTGATGCAGTAGATGCCCGACTTGATAGACTTGAGATCAGCCATTGCCGTGACTCCTTACAGTCAGGGTGGTGGTCAGGGGGACGGGCGGTGTAGTGGCCGACCGTCTTCCGTCATTATACCCAAATCAAGTCAACGCATAAAGCTTTGTCTCCTTTTATCAACCTGCTACTTTCCTGCCTCCCGTAGCGTCCCCTCGAGCAGCTCGTGCATCGTGGTGTCTCTGGCTTCAGGTCCCCGCAGATCGTAAGCCGGCCGCATGAAGGGATGGGGCGGTACGGTGCCATGACCAAATTCAACCGCCGCGGGAGTGAAGTATCTCACGCCCGCCTTGGACATCTTGACGAACCCCGGATCACTCTTGATCTGCACCAACAGGCCCACCCGGTTCCGGCTCCGCTTCATGGCTCTCAGCTTGATATTCCGCTTCAGGAGCCCGGTCAGCACCGGAACCCGCATCAAGGCATCCTGCATCACCAGCTTCATGCCGCTGCGCATGGCCTGGCGGAGGACCTTGCGCTGGATCTTCGGCTCGAGCTCCTTCAGCGCCCGGTCGATCTCCTTGACCCCCGTCACCACGATCGAGCCCGCCATGACCGAGCACCCCCATCATCCAGGCGACCGATTCCTCGGCTGTGAGTTGTTTCCCGCCGCGCCGGGACCGCGACCTCACCACCGGTATGAAGTCCTCGGGCTGGTACCGCCGCTTGCCCCAGATATTGGCCAGGACTGCACTGATCTGCGCCGCGTGCTCGGCCGGGCTGGGCAGCGGGCAGACATGCCGGGCGAACGCGAGCCATTCCTCGAGCTCGCGGTCGGAGAGCGATGCTTCTAACTCGGCGACGGTTCGACCAAGTGCGAGCGCGAGGCGGAAGAGGAATTGCCGTTGCGGTCGCTCGATGAGTTTTTTGCTGCGTCCTCCAGGTCTTTCACGTCGGCCTCAGAGAGCCGGTTGACCTCGACGGCCATTGCCACGATCGGCTGCAAGGTCGCGGCGGGCAATGCCGACAGGGCGGGGATGTCAGCGGCCGAGAAGACGAGCTCGCCGTCTTCATCGCAGAGCGTGCAGGCGACCAGCCGGGCGCGGAAGTCTTTGCTCCTGCTCTTGCTGTGAGCGACCTCGAACTCATCCCGCTCGCCGGCACTCATCGCGCGGACGTAGCAGGAGCCGAGGCCCGGGACAACGACGGCTCTTTTCTCAAGCGGCTGTGGTGCAAGAAAGCTGATCCTGGTGAGCATGATGCGGGAATCCTTGGGAACACGGGGGAATCTGTCCGCAGATGACGCAGATGGAAGTCAGATAAAATCATTCTAACTTGAATTTCATCTGTATTTTCATCTGCGTCATCTGCGGACCAATCGTCTTACTCAACTCCAGACAATGGGGCCGGTCAGCTTGACGGTAATGGCCGCGGTGAGGTTCTCTTCCACGCCGTCGGCGTCCGGCGCGAACTTGGTTAAAAAGCCGTCGATCGTCGCCTTCTTGGGCGTGCCCGCGCACGGGTAGGTGATCTGCCACGAGTGCATCGCGGGGACGTCTTGCAGGGCCGCGAGCTTGGCATGCACGGCGGTATCGGTCGGGTCGAAGTCGAGCTCGAACGTCAGCTCGCCCGGATCAACGATCGTGTACCGGTAGGTCTTCCTGGTCGAGGTCAGGACCGTGGTCTCGACGGAGCCGACCTCCGCCTCGGGGCCCGAGATGCTGGTAATCAGGGCGATGGTGACATAGGTCAGCGGGGTGGTCGGGTCGAAGGCGAGCGTTGTTCCCGCCGCCGGTTGGACAGTAGCCATCGATCGAAACTCCTAATTCAAGCTGGCGGGAAGTGAAACGCGGTGATTGATCTGGTAATCAGAGGCAATGGAGTACGACCACTGATCGGTGCCGGCGAACGGTGGCGAGGGCAGATCGATCTCGTTCTCGAGGATGCACGCGGTGATCGGCACGCCTTCAATCGTGCCGACATAGCCGTCGAAGCAATCGCGGACGGCCTGCGTGATCAGGTCGACCGCCGCCTGCGAATAGGCATGGGCCGTGATCTGCACCCGTGCCTGGCTGGTGCCATCCGATCCGGTGAGGACATGGCCGTAGGGCCGGCTGATGACCGCGTAAGACAGCGCGGGCCCGTCCTTGAGGTTGGTGCTCTGCGGCAGCGCCCCGAAGTAGATCCGCGACCCGATCAGCACGCTGATCGCATGCGAGCCGGCCAGCCGGGCATAGACCGCCTGGCGGAGCTGGCCCTGGATTGGCGGCGGGATGACGACCGCCGCGGCCACGCCAAAGCCCAGGGTGGCGATCCGGGTCGGATCGCCGTGGAAACCGAGCGTGACGATGTTGCTGATCGCCGGCGACACAATCCCCGGTGTGCCGGGGACAAAGCCCAGCGTGGCGATCTGGTGCACGTCGCCCGAAAAACCAAGAGTGGCAATACCGCTATTCAAGAGGTGCGGTGCGAGCTGGTTGGAGCGCTGGCCGAATCGAGGGTGAGCCCGTAAGCCGTGGTTGCACCGTCGAGCTTGCGCACGGTGAGCGCCGTGCCTGAGATGCCGAATTCGGTGAGCCGTTGCATGCAGAGCATTACGGCCTGCGTCAGGGTCGGCGCCACACCATTGACGCTGTAGGATTCGGTCATCTGCGTGGTCAGGACGGCGGTGACAATGGCCGCGGCCGTCGGGGGAACGGTGTAGCCGCTGGCCGGCAGCCAGTCGCCCTTGGCGTTGAGGGCCGCCGCGGCGATGCCTGCCGCGGTGATCCAGTTGGCGGGGATCGCCGGCAGGGTGACCGCCGCGGTGACCGAGGCCACCGGGCCGCCCGCATAGGTCGATCGACTGGACACCGCCGCGTCCAGGTTGGCGAGCCGGGCGTCGCCCAGGGCCGTCAGGCTGGCGCCGCTGGCCCCGATCCGGGCGAATGCATCCCCGGTCTGCGGAGCGACCGAGCGGTTGGCGACGGACCACTCGCCGACCAGGATGCCCACGACACTCGTCCCCCCCACGTTCGCGGTGCCCGAGAGCCGCAGGGCATACTCGGAGCCCGCCGTGAAGGTCGCGGGGTCCACGCTCATATCGACTACCACATGGTTGCGGCCCACAACCGCTCCCACGTCGGCACTGAGCGTCACACCGCCCGAGGGGGTCACGTCGGCCCCGTCCTTGGTGACGATCACCGCGCCGGCTGAGAGCGACGTGGGCACTCCCGACGAGTTCACCGTGTTGAAGCGGCAGCGCACCGTTTTGGAGGTCGAAAAATCGCCATAGTAGCCGCTCATATAATGAGACCCCCATGAACGAGACTGCCGCCCACCAGACCGCCGCCGACCGGAGTAAAGCCGCCGCCCGTGAAAGGCCCGGACTGTTCCGCGCCCACCGTGACGGCCGGGATGCTGGCCGCGTACTGGTGCGTGTAAAGATCGTCAATCCAATATATAACATTGTGTGTAGTGCCCAGGGACGCCCCCAGCCAGTGGAGATAGACCGGCGCGGCTCCGCTGAAGGACTGGCCCAGGCTGCTGGTCGCACTGACGTTATTGACCAGGAGCTGGCCCGTGAGGCTGGATGGCCCCATGTTCGCGCGCAAGGTTTTCTTGGCCCATTGATTGAGCGGTACGGCGACGCCGGTGTCCTGATACGCGGTGCCGTTGTACCATTCGAGGTGCTGGCTCGCGGTGCCGAAAACGGCTGCGGTCGTCCGAGCGTGGCCCGGTGCCGTCACGCTATCCGTGGCGTCCAATGTCTTGAATCCGTCGTTGGAATCGTTGGCGGTCTGATAACTCCAGTAGCTTACCGCGACCCGCGGATTTGTTTGCGCGGGGTCGGTAGACCACGCCTGAAAGGTCGCATAGTCGCCCGTCCCGCCCGTGGCCGCCGAGTTGTCGATCTTGACCGCCTGGGTGCCGTGGTTGACGTGCGCGGTATCGAGAGTCGCGTTGGCCCCGTGACTGGCCCAGAGCGTGCCGAACGATTCACAGCCCTCATAAACATTATTGCAATTGGCGACGTAATCCTCGGTGAAGACCATCCGAAACACGTTGCAGATGGCAATATTGTTGAGGTTGCGGTAGCCCATGACGCAGATTGTCCCGTCTGCGTTCTGCACTGCCGTGGGATAGCCGCCATCCCATAAAGCCTGGGTGTAGCCGGTGGTGGTACCAAACGGTGCTCGATCGATCCAGGT